GTACAAGAGTTGGCACTTTACCAGCTTTGATAACCCGCTACTTGACCCAAAAGAGATTGAAGCTGCAAAGAAGTCTATGTCCTCTTTTGCTTTCAGGACTGAGTTTATGGCTTCGTTTGAGGCTGCCTCTGGTGGCATCTTCAAAGAAGAGTGGATAAAAGTAGATGAGGAAGAACCCAAAGATGGTCGCTACTTTGTAGCTGTAGACTTGGCTGGTTTCGAAAATGTCGCTGCTGCCACCACTGCAAAGAAGAAGAGGCTAGACCAGTCAGCAATAGCGATAGTCAAGGTAACGTCTGAGGGTTGGTGGGTTGCAGATATAGAGTACGGTAGGTGGGACATTAAGCAGACCGCACAGAAGATATTTGATGTGGTCCGTGACTATGAGCCTGTTTGTGTTGGCATCGAAAGAGGCGCATTAAAGAATGCCGTTCTACCTTATCTGTCTGATCTTATGCGTAAGTATAACAGTTACTTCCGTATTGAAGACCTCACACATGGAAACAAGAAAAAGACAGATAGAATCACTTGGTCTTTACAGGGCAGACTAGAGCACGGAAAGATTACCTTCAATGAAGGTCCTTGGAATAGTGAAATCATCGATGAACTGATGAACTTCCCTAACCCTCAGGTCCACGATGACTTGATTGATGCCTTAAGTTACATTGACCAGATAGCGATTGCAGAGTATACCTCAGACTATGAGGAAGACGATTACACACCAATGGATGCCGTTTCAGGCTACTAGGAGAGAGCATGGAAGAGCAAGAAAACGAATACAACGGTAAAGAAGCTAAGATCACTGAGTGGGTCTTATCTCGTTGCCTTATGTGGCGCAACCACCGGGATGAGAACTATTTAGAGTCCTGGAAAGAGTATGAGCGTCTATGGCGTGGTCTATGGTCTGGAGAAGACAAGACAAGAGACTCTGAGCGTTCACAACTTGTAACCCCTGCCCTTCAGCAGGCAATCGAGTCCCACACCGCTGAGATCGAAGAGGCTATCTTTGGTCGTGGTGAGAAGTTCTTTGACATCGTTGATGACCAAAAAGATCAGCAAAGAATTGATGTAGAGCAGATCAAGAACCAGATGTATGAGGACTTTAAGAACCAGAAGGTCCGCAAGTCAGTCTCAGACATTGTCCTCTTAGGCGCTGTCTATGGCACCGGCATCGGTGAGATTACCATTGCAGAGAAGACTGTGCTAAGGCCAGCGATGCGCCCAATCGTGGAGATGGGTGTTTCTGCTATTGGTGTTGAGGAAGTGCCTAAGTTCGTTGTTGGTCTCAAAGCCATCAATCCTAAGAACTTCTTGATTGACCCTACCGCTACCAGCATTGAAGAGGCTATGGGCTGTGCGGTAGAAGAGTATGTGTCGCTACACTCTGTCGTGGCTGGCATGGAGTCGGGTGTCTATAATAAGGTTGAGAACCTTGGTCAGGCCGCTGTAGACAGCGACATTGAGCCTGTACAGGAAGACGTTGAGTATCAGCAAGACAAGGTACTATTGCTTCGCTACTATGGCTTGGTGCCGAAGTACCTGATCGAGTCTGGCTCCGATGAAGAGATTGTTGAACTGTTTGCTAAAAAGCAAGAAGAGTTTGGCAACGAAGCAGCAGACTACACAGAGTTGGTTGAGGGCATCGTAGTTATTGCCAATGACCAGCACCTGCTTAAGGCTGAGTTGTCGCCTTACATGATGGAAGACCGTCCCATCGTAGCCTTCCAGAATGACTCTATGCCTAACCGCTTCTGGGGTCGTGGCATCGCTGAGAAGGGCTACAATATGCAAAAGGCTATTGATGCTCAGATCCGTGCCCACTTAGACAGCCTAGCACTGACCACAGTACCGATGATGGGCATCGATGCTACAAGGCTACCCCGTGGTGCCAAGTTTGAAGTAAGACCAGGCAAGACCATCCTGACCAACGGAAACCCTTCCGAGATCCTCCAGCCATTTAAGTTCGGTAACACCGATCCTGGCAACCTGCAAATCGCTGGTGAGTTTATGCGGATGATGCTAATGGCTACTGGAACGGTAGATAGTTCGACTATGCCTGCCCCCACCACAGCAGACGGTGCTGGCATGAGTGCTGGCCTCTCAGCCATTATTAAGAAGAATAAGAGAACCTTAGTTAACTTCCAAGAGCAGTTCCTGATCCCGTTTGTAAAGAAGTCTGCTTATCGGTTTATGCAGTTTGATCCAGAGAACTACCCTGCACAGGACTTCAACTTTATCGCTTCTAGCAATCTAGGCATCATTGCCCGTGAGTATGAGCAGATGCAGTTCATGAATCTACTTAAAACCTTGGGTCCAGATAGCCCTGTTGTGCCAATTGTGCTCAGAGCCATCATCGAAAACAGCGGTTTGAACAACCGTGAGCAGATTATTGGACAGATGGATCAGATGATGCAGCCCAATCCTGAGGCTCAGCAGGCTCAACAGATGGTTCAGCAGCTACAAATGCAAAATGCTCAGCTACAAAACGCCAAACTTGAGTCTGAAGTGCTCCTAAACCAGACCAAAGCACAGGCAGAGGCTGTAGATACGCAGTTAAAACCAGCAGAATTGCAGGCTTCGCTGGCTGCTAGTGCCTCTAAGTACCTCTCAGACTCTAATGATCCCACCGCAGAGTTTGAAAGACGTATAAAAGTAGCAAATCTGGCACTAAAAGAGAAGGACATCGACACTAAGAAGGAAATTGCTAACCTTCAGGTCGTTGCTGCCCGTCAAAAATAAAAAACTTGACAAAAGCGGTAAAAAGTGCTTGACAAAATAAGAAAAGTGTGGTAGAATTACAACAATGTTACCAGAATTACAGCAGTATTACGAAGACAGGCTTTCTATGATGACCACCACAGCGTGGTCGCAACTCCTAGAAGACCTATTAGAGATGCGTACCCAGTACGAGAACATCCGCAACTGCGATGCAGTGACCCTAGAGTTTAGAAAAGGACAGGTCGATATTTTAGACTACATCATTGGTCTAAAAGACTTGTCACAACAAACCTACGAGGAACTGCAAAATGGCGAGAAGAATATTTGAATTCCGCTGTGCCAAAGCGCACATAAGCGAAAAGTATGTAGATGAGTCAGTAACAGTCATACAGTGCCCACACTGTACAAATGACGCTACAAGGCTTATCTCGGCTCCTAGAATCTCTTTAGAAGGCATCACAGGTGATTTTCCTTCTGCAAGCAGAGCCTGGGAGAAGCGGCGAGAGTCGCACATGAAGTATGAACGTAAAGTTGGTATTTCGGAGGGATAAGAGAACCCCCTCAAACGTAATAAGTGTTCTTTCTTAATGCTGTTGAGGCACGGGAGACAATAGATGGCTAGTTTTATTGAAGAAGGCGTTGAAGAAGTAGATCCTAACGAAGTAATGACTGACATTAGCACAGCCGAACCAGAAGCGAAAGCAGAAGAGCCGGTTGTTCAAGAGCAAGTTGAAGAGGACGTTCCCGAAAAGTATCGGGGCAAAAGCGCCAAAGAAATTGCTCAGATGCACATGGAAGCCGAGAAGTTAATCGGCAGACAAGGCAGTGAAGTTGGTGAGTTACGGCGTGTTGTGGATGACTTCATCAAGACCCAAACTACAGCAAAACAGCAACTGCAAGCGGAACCTGACGAAGAGGTTGATTTCTTCGCTGATCCTAAACGTGCGGTAGAGAAGGCGATTGAAAACCATCCAAAGATTAGAGAGGCTGAAAAACTCTCATCTGAGATGGCAGCGGCAAAGGCGTTTAACGAACTAAAAGCACGGCATCCTGACTTTCAAGAAGTTGTTGCCGATCCTGCATTCCAGAATTGGGTTGCAGCCTCCAAAGTGAGGGCAGAGTTGTTTGTTCGTGCAGACCGTTCTTTTGATTATGATGCTGGTGATGAGTTGTTGTCTATTTGGAAAGAACGCAAACAGGCAGCACAGCAGACAGTATCAGCAGAGAAAGAGGTCCGTAGCCAAGCCGTAAAAGCAGCCACTACCACAGTGTCTTCGGGCAGTGATGAAGCACCTTCTAAGAAGATTTACCGTCGTGCAGACATTATTAAACTCATGCAAACGGACCCTGACAAGTATGACATGATGCAAAATGAAATCATGGCTGCTTACCGAGAGGGCAGAGTCCGATAACTTAACACTTTTAACAAAGGAAATTTATCATGCCTTTAGGTACCAATAACGTAGTACAATCCACCGTCAATACCGCAGGTTTTATTCCTGAGGTATGGTCTGACGAAATCATCGCTGCTTACAAGAAGAACCTAGTAGCAGCTAATCTGTTCAAGAAGATGTCCATGAAGGGTAAGAAGGGCGATGTTATGCACTTCCCGTCACCCGCTCGTGGCTCTGCTGCTGTTAAGACTGCTTCTTCGCAGGTTACTCTGATTGCTGAGAGTGGCACTGAGAAGACTGTCACGATTAACCAGCACTATGAGTACAGCCGTTTGATCGAAGACTTTGCTGAAGTTCAGGCTCTGTCCTCGCTGCGCCGTTTCTACACGGATGACGCTGGCTACGCTCTTGCTACCCGTATCGACACATCGCTGATCCAGTTGGGTCGTGGTGCTCAGGGCGGTGCTGGCACGGCTGCTTACGACAAAGCATATCTTGCTGGTGATGGCTCAACGCTGTATGTTGACGGCACCAACGTAGGTACTGCTCTGACGGATGCTGGCCTTCGCCGTGCAATCCAGCGTTTGGACGACAGCGATGTTCCGATGGACGGACGTTTCTTGATCGTTCCTCCTGCAACCCGTAACACCATGATGGGTCTTGCTCGTTTCACTGAGCAGGCTTTCGTTGGTGATGGCGGTACCATCCGTAACGGTCAGATTGGTGACGTATACGGCGTTAAGGTCTTTGTAACGACCAACGCTGATACAGCAACGACAACGACCACCCGTGTTGCTCTGTTGGCACACCCAGAGGCATTTGTTCTGGTTGACCAGCTTGGCGTTCGTGTTCAGACCCAGTACAAACAAGAGTACCTCGGTACGCTGTTGACTGCTGACACGCTCTTCGGTGTTGGTGAGTTGCGTGATACCTCTGCTGTGGCTCTTGCTGTTCCTGCCTAATCAGGAATAACAATCGGGGGCTGGCTCACAAGGCTGGCCCTCTTCTAACCACTTAAGGAGATTATTATGGCTGTTTCTCAAGGTCGTTCCCAGTTTCAGGGCTTGTTCTCTGAGATGTGGGCAGTTTCTGAGACTGTGGACTTCGCTAATGCTGCTACCGGCTCTGGTACGTTTGCATCTGCTGATGTAACAGTCCCTGGTGTTGCTCTTGGCGACATCGTTATGGGCATCTCTGCTGGCGTAGACACTGTAGACACCGTTATCGGTGGCGCAGTAACTGCTGCTAACACGGTTACCCTGACTGTTCTAAATAACACCGCTGGTGCAGTAAATCTGGCTTCTACTACTCTAAAATTTGTTGTAGCACGTCCAGCATTCTAAACCTTACGGTTTTGCCTCTTAGGAGGCTTTTCTTTAGCATCTTCGCTGAGGGTGTTAAAGAAAACAACATAGAGGACTAAAATGATACCTCGCTGCTACCCTACTACCTATGCAACCGCAAACGGTACAACAAAAATGGTCGTAAACTCGCTTGCAAGCACTACTGGCTTAACTGCTTGGGTTGACTACATCCCCACAAAGAAATTAGGTTCTGCACCCGCACAATACAATACTTATGACAATGCTGGTGCTATGTTTGTAGATGTTCTTGCTAGTACGACAGGTAAAGTCGCAGGCATTGACTACATCAATGTCTATGAAGATGCTACACTAACCAAGGCTTGGTCAACAGACGCAAGCGGTTATATTCCAATCTGGTACTAACATGGCGATATATCGTGGTCCCGGTGGTCCCGGCGATGCAACAGCAGATCAAGCAAACACAGCGCAGTTAGCACTTACTTATGCTAACCAGTCTGCTGCGAGTGCTGCTGCTGCGGCGGCATCTGCTCAGAGTACAATTAACTTTACAACTGATTTAGATGTAGCGGCTTCTTCGTTGCCTGCTGGCTCAACGCCGACTGTATCGTATAACTCCACAACGGTCTCTCTGTCCTTTGGTATTCCTGATGGCACTACTGGCCCTACGGGACCCACTGGTCCGTCTGGTCCTACTGGTTCTACAGGCCCCACAGGCCCGACAGGCCCAGCAGGTTCTACTGGCCCAACTGGACCGGCAGGATCAGCAGCTACCATTGCTGTTGGAACCACCACTACAGGTCCAGCAGGTGGTAGCGCCTCTGTAACCAACAGTGGGTCGTCTTCAGCCGCAGTCTTTGACTTTACTATTCCGACTGGTCCTACCGGCCCTACAGGACCTACAGGGCCGACTGGATCGACAGGCACGACAGGACCAACAGGCTCACCAGGACCTACCGGCCCAACTGGCCCAACAGGACCTACTGGACCGACTGGGGCAACTGGTCCTACCGGCCCCGGTGTTGCTATTGGTGGTACTACTGGGCAGTATCTAAAGAAAGCCTCTAGTACAGACTACGACACCACATGGGATACTCCTACTGGCGGTCAGTTTGAAGGCTCTGCCGCTAACAAGGCAATCTTTTGGAATGCTCAGTCAATTGCAGAGAACATCACAATAACTGGAACACATAATGCTGGTTCTATCGGGCCTATCACAATTGATTCTGGGTTCACGGTCACAATAGATTCTGGCGCACGATGGGTGGTGATCTAATATGACAATTACGATTAACGGTACAACAGGCATAGCGGGTGTTGACGGCTCTGCTAGTACGCCAGCGGTACAGGGTGCAGATACTAACACAGGCATCTTCTTCCCTGCGGCTGACACTATAGCCTTTGCTGAAGGCGGTACTGAGGTCATGCGACTTGACTCTAGTGCCAATCTTCAATTTAACTCCGGCTATGGTTCAGTCGCTACTGCATACGGATGTCGTGCTTGGGTGAACTTCAATGGCACAGGTACTGTTGCGATTCGTGAAGATGGCAATGTGTCGAGTATTACTGACAACGGAACTGGTGACTACACAGTAAACTTCACAACTGCAATGCCAGATGCGAATTATTCTACGGTTGCAAATTGTGGTTCTGCCAGCAGTTCTGCAGGGGCTGTTTATGCTGTTGTTGGTAGTGATGTTCAAATCACAACAAGCAGCGTAGTAGTACATACAAGGCTCCACTCTTCCGGTGGATCGCAGAGCAAATCCGACAACGCAGTAGTTCTTGTCGCCATCTTCCGCTAATTAGGAGCAAACATGAACCAACGAATTATTTACCCAAACGATGATGGCGGTGTAGCAATCATTGTCCCTGCTGACTGTGGTTTAAGCATCGAAGAGATTGCCGCCAAGGATGTTCCTGCTGGCAAGCCCTACAAGATTGTAGATGTTGCTAACATCCCTTCTGATAGAACTTTTAGGAACGCATGGGAGTACAGCAATGATTAACCACAAAGACCTTCTCCTCAAGTACATCAACCACGTTGCCGAAAACGAAGGCGTCACATTTATCAAAGACACTTGGCGCAATGAAGATTTGTTTACTGAAACAGAGTGGCACGAATTAATAAAACTAGACGAAGAAGCATGGCAACAATTAAATGGTGAGGTGAAAGCATGATTACGATTAACCTAACCAAAGCCAAAGACATTGCCCATGAGAAGCGTCGTGCTGCTCGTGCTGAGGAGTTCAAACCCTACGACGAAGTAATTATGAAGCAGATTCCCGGCAACGATGCTGTTCAGGCCGAAGTTGCTCGGCAGGCTATCCGTGATAAGTATGCAGTCATTCAAAGCGACATTGATGCCGCTACAGATGTAGCCACACTTAAATCTATTGTGGAACCACTATGAGCAAAATAGCGCTTTCTGGTAACGCTAGTGGCACAGGTACGCTCACAATAGCGGCCCCTAATACCAATACAGACAGGACGCTCACACTTCCTGATAACACGGGGACAATACTGACTAACGCGACAACTACGGGGTTTCCTGTTGGTAGTGTGTTGCAAGTTGTTCAAGCAACATTAGCAACTTTCTCAACAACAACATCTACAACCTATACAGATACTGGACTGTCAGCATCAATTACTCCGTCATCATCTTCTTCTAAAATTTTAATAATTTCTAGTGCTGGTGTTGGTTCTTCGGCATCGGCTGGTGGATCGTTAAATAGAATAGTTAGAGGCTCTACTGCAATTTTTACTCAGGGCGTATCATACTCTGGAGCAGGTAGTGTCTACACGGGGTCGTCACTTGTTTATTTAGATTCACCTGCTACCACATCATCTACAACTTATAAAATACAGTTTGTAACACAAAATGCATCATCAACTGCATTTTTTAATGGTGATTTTGGATCATTCACAGGGGAAACTGCATCCATTACTCTTATGGAGATTGCGGCATGATTACTAAAGCAGATGCTCTCCAATCCTTACGCCCAGGCGCACAATGGGCCTTGCGTGGCAATGACTTAGAGTGGCTAGACCAGGCACAAACCCAGCCAACAGGGGCAGAGATTGCCGCAGAGGTGGCTAGGCTGACCGCACTTGAGCCAGCCCGTATTGCTACTGAGAACCGCCGTACTGCCTACATATCCGAAGCAGATGCCTTGTTCTTCAAAGCCCAGCGTGGTGAGGCTACGATGGAAGAATGGCAGGCCAAGGTTGCCGAAATAAAAGCGAGGTATCCTAAGTGAGCACCGTAAAAGTAAACGCTATAACTGACGCTAGTGGTGGCAATACCGCTACGATAAATAGCATGACCCCTACTGCGGATAGTCTGCAAGGCTTCCGTAACCGCATCATCAATGGTGACATGAGGATTGCACAGCGAGGCACTGCGGCGGTGACTACGAGTTCTTCATTCCCTGTTGATAGATTTGTCGTAGTAAACAGCACTGATGGTGCTTTTTCAGCACAACAGGATTCATCTGCGCCAGCAGGATTTGTTAATTCAGTAAAAATGACTACAACAACTGCCGACGGAACTTTAACAACAACCCAAGGATGTTTTTTCTTTCAAAGAATTGAGGGAACAAATATTGCAGACCTTGGCTGGGGAACAGCTAACGCCAAGACAGTAACATTATCGTTTTGGGTTCGCTCTAGTCTTACAGGTACTTTTGGTGGTTCATTACGAAATTCTGCGGCAGATAGGTCTTACCCTTATACATATACCATTTCTGTTGCCGACACTTGGGAATATAAAACTGTAACGATTGCTGGCGACACTAGCGGAACTTGGCTGACTACTACAGGAGAGGGTGTTTTAATAAGTTTTGGTCTTGGTCTTGGCCCTGACAGAAGCGGTACTGCTGGCGCATGGAACAGTAACAACAACCTGTCAGCCACAGGCGCAGTCTCAGTCATCGGCACTCTCAACGCCACTTGGTTTGTCACAGGCGTACAACTCGAAGTAGGCTCTGTTGCTACCCCGTTTGAGCGCATAGACTATGGGACTGAGTTGGCGTTGTGTCAGCGGTATTACTGGAAGATTACGGGTTCTACAAACGTGCCTTTTGGTTCTGGATTTAATGAATCAACAACTTCTGGACAGTCTATAACATTTTTTCCTGTTGAAATGCGAACTGCCCCAACAGCACTAGAGCAGTCAGGTACTGCATCACATTATAGGATAAGGCACGCTGCTACTGATACCAATCTTTCTGCGGTTCCTGTTTTTCAAAATGCCTCAAACTGGCTTGCTTGGACATCCGCAACAGTAGCAAGTGGTCTTACAGCAGGGCAAGGTTCTTTCTTGCGGTCTAATAATGCCTCAGCATATCTCGCATGGAGTGCTGAACTATGATTTACAAAATTCATTCAGTTGTTGACGGTCAAACCATCTACGCTCGTATTGACGATGATGGTAAATGCAGACTGACTTGTACTGAGGACTACCCAGAGTTTAAGGAATGGCTTGCAAAAGGTAATGAACCTTTGCCTGCTGATAAGGAAGAATAATTGAACGCAATGTGGCAGATGTGGCAGCAGAGGTATCCTAAAGAACTTTGTAGCACCATAATAGAACAAGCAAAAGAGATAGAACCGCAGGATGCAGTAATAGGTTTCCAAGGCTCTAACGTAGACACCAAGATTCGTAGAAGTAAGGTTAGGTGGATTGCTAGAGACAACAAAGACCTTGGTTGGCTATACCATGAGATAACAAACTTATTTCATATTGCCAATCATAATGCCTTTGGATCTGAGTTGTGGCACTTAAATGAGATTCAGTTTACAGAGTACAACGCAGAAGACCAAGGTTATTATAATTGGCACAATGATGTAAACTGGGATGATGGTAGGCAAGTACACAGAAAGTTATCTCTGGTGTGCCAACTGTCTAGCCCAGAAGAGTATGAAGGTGGAGAGTTTGAGATGCAGCCGTTACATCTCAGCGCCCCTAAACAAGAACACCTTAAGACACAAGGAACTGTTTTAGTGTTTCCCTCCTTTGTAGTTCATAAGGTAAACCCCGTAACCAATGGCACTAGACACTCGCTAGTAGCCTGGATGGAAGGACCTAAGTGGAGATAGTGATGTCACCAATAGACCAAGTTAAAGGCCAACTTGATACCCATGAAGCAGTCTGCGCTGAACGCTATGCAGGCATCAACGCTAGACTAAAAAGACTAGAACAGATCCTTCTTGGGACTACTGGCTTTATCGTAGTTCTGCTACTAAGTTTAGTTCTTAAAATAGGTTAATATGAGCAGAAAAGTCTCAGCAGTTACAACTAAGACCACTACTACCAAGGATACTATTCTTACGGTGCCTACGAAGAATACCGGTCTGTGGCAGGTCATGTATGTAATTAGCCTTACTGGTAACGATACCCCAAAGGTCTACTGGTATGACTCTTCTACTAACACTGAATACTTTATTGTTGGCGGTAAGAACTTAGGCGCTGGTGAGTTTATTTTGCTTAGTAATGCCGAAGTAGTAATGCAGGCTGGTGACCAGATTCGTGTACAAAACTCTGGCACCAACACAGTAACCTATATAGCAACAGTAGAGTTTATCCCTGAAACCGCAGTTCAATTCCAATTCTAAGGAGAATGGTATGCCAATGGTAAACGGAAAGAAATACCCTTACACTAAGAAGGGTAAGCAAGAAGCAGCTTCGGCTAAGATCAGCAAACTCCGTAAAGAAGGTATGCCGCAGAAGCAAGCAGTAGCTGTCGGCCTAGCGATGACTGGTATGTCTAAGAAGAAGAAAGCAAAGAAATGAAGCCCGGCCTCTATGCCAACATCAATGCAAAGCGTAAACGGATAGCGGCGGGATCTGGTGAGAAGATGCGTAAGGTCGGCTCAAAAGGTGCTCCTACGGCTAAAGCCTTCAAAGAGTCTGTAAAGACAGCGAAGAAACCTAAAACAAAATCATCCTACTAGGAGTTACTATGAAGACCAACAAGAAGCCACCATTTAAACCTTGCCCCGGATGCCCAACACCAGCAAAGTGCAAAGCTGCTGGTAAATGCCTTAAAAAAGGCAAGTAATGGTAAAGAAAGTATATCAGAACCCAGAAGGTGGCTTAAACGCCAAAGGCAGGGCATACTTTAAGAACAAGGAAGGCGCTAACCTGAAGCCTCCCGTGTCCGCTAAGGAAGCTGCAAAGTCTCCTAAGAAGGCTGCTCGTAGGAAGTCTTTCTGTGCCCGTATGAGTGGTGTTCCAGGGCCTATGAAGGATTCTAAGGGCAGACCAACAAGGAAGGCTTTAGCACTAAAGAAATGGGATTGCTAAATGGCAAACAAAACTTACTTAGAACTTGTCAATGAAACCTTGGTTCGCTTGCGTGAGCCAGAGGTTACTGCCGTTACTGACAACGCCTATTCTAAACTTATTGGTAGGTTCATCAACGATGCTAAACGGCAGGTTGAAGATTCCTATACTTGGAATGCCCTGTCAGAGACCCTGACTGTATCAACATCTGCTAACCTTTTTAACTATGTGTTAACTGGTATTGGTCAGCGGTTTAAGGTCATTGATGTTATTAACTCAGAGTCTGACTGGTTCTTAAACTATGAGACAACCAGAAAGATGGATGAGTTGTTCTTAAACAGTGGCACAGTCTTGGTTGGCGCTCCTGACCGTTACAACTTTAACGGCGTAGACTCCAACGGAGATACGCAAGTAGACCTCTATCCCATTCCTGACGGTGTCTATAATATCTACTTTAACGTCATTAAGCCACAGGCAGAATTTACCGCTTCAGCAACACAGATCAAGGTTCCGTCAGAGCCTGTAATATTCCTAGCCTATGCTAAGGCTTTGAATGAGCGTGGTGAGGACAGCGGTCTAAACAGTGTTGAGGCTTATGAGTTGTATCGCCAGTCTCTATCAGACCACATAGCTGCTGAGGCTAACCGTTATCCTGAAGAACTCATCTGGGGTTCCATTTAATGAAAAGAGTACAGACCGCTACTATTGCTGCTCCGGGCTTTTTAGGCCTAAACACGCAAGAAAGCAGTATTCAGTTGTCTTCAGGCTATGCTCTGAAGGCACAGAATTGTGTTATCGATAGGTATGGTCGTATTGGCGCTAGGCGTGGCTGGACACCTGTAAACACAGCAGTCAACACAGACTTAGGTGCTGCTAATGCTGTAGAATTCATCTTTGAGATGATTGATGTTGGTGGTAATGAGACCATCAGTGCCGGTAATAACAAGTTGTTTACTGGCACCACAACGATGACCACCAAGACTGTCAGGACACAGGCCAACACTGCTGATGTGTCTTACACGATAACAGGCAACAACTGGCAAGCCGCAGCTCTGCCCTTTGGAGATGGTTCTGATGCTGTTTCCCATGCCTATATGGTACAAACAGGACACCCTGTACTGGTCTTCCACAACCTACCCACTCCAGGCACTGGCGCTACCTTCTCTGTGGCTACGATTAGCGGTGGTGGCGGTACTGGTCCTATAGCAACAGTAACAGTCACTGCTGCTGGCTCTGGCTACAATGTTGGCGATATATTAACATTAGCGGGTGGTTCTGGCTCTAATGCTAAACTAACTGTAGCAACCCTTAGCGGTACTGGTGTAGCCACTGTGACAGTCTCTACTGCCGGCACAGGGTACACAGTTGGTAACTCTTTGACCAGCACAGTGACCACTATTGCTAATCCACACTCACATTCTGGCTCTTTTGGCTTTCAGCAGTTGGGCGACGTTGGCACACTGCCTACAGGCTACTCCATAGCAGACTTTAAGCCAAACTGTGCCTTAGCTGCTTATGGTCGTATCTGGATGGCAGACCTTGTTGGCGACAGGCAGACTGTGTACTTTAGCAGGCTCTTGGATGGTTCTGACTTCCAAGGCGGCGACTCAGGCTCTTTGTCGATCAACTCTGTGTTCCCTAATAATGACCAGATTATCGCTCTAGCGGCTCACAACGGCTTCCTAATCATCTTTGGTAGAAACAACATTGCTATCTATAGAAACCCCATAGATGTCACTACCTTGGTATTAGAAGATTTTATCCCCAATGTAGGTTGCATCGCTAGGGACTCTATTCAGAATACAGGCACAGATATTGTCTTCCTGTCTGACTCTGGTGTGCGTAGTCTCCAACGGGTCATCCAAGAAAAGTCCTTACCTATGCGGGACCTGTCTAAGAATGTCCGTGATGACCTTATTACTGCGGTGGCCTCAGAGACAGCCAGCACCATCAAATCTGTCTACTATGACCGAGATGCCTTTTACTTGCTTACCCTGCCAGCAACCAAGGTTACCTACTGCTTTGATATGCGAGGTGCTCTACAGGACGGTTCTGCTCGTGTCACTATCTGGGATAGCCTTGATCCAAAGGCCTTGTTTGTTAACCAATCCAAGCAACTGCTGTTAGGCAAGCCTGGGTATATCGGTAAATACTTTGGACACCTAGATAATGCAGCCACTTACCGGCTACAGTATTACACCAATTACTTTGACTTTGGTAGCCCAACAGCCTTAAAAGTCCTTAAAAAGATAGGATTTGTGGTCATTGGCGGCTCTGGTGACGCTGTAGCCATCAAATGGGGCTTTGATTACAAAGAAAATTACAATAGTGAGACGAAATTACTTGACATTGGCGTAGTTTACGAGTATAATATAGGAGAATACAACATTGCTGAATTCTCCAATGGTGTCGTCCTAGACCAGTTCCAGATCAATGCAGGCGGTAGTGGGGCTGTACTACAACTAGGCTTAGAAGCAGAATTAAATGGTGATCCTCTTTCTATTCAGAAAATTGATGTCTATGTCGCACAAGGAAAAACAGTATGAGTAATTACACAAAAGCAACTAACTTTGCATCTAAAGACGCACTCAGTACTGGTAACCCAGCAAAGGTTATCAAAGGAACTGAGATTGATACAGAATACACAGCCATTGCCTCTGCCATATCATCCAAGGCAGACAGCAATAGTCCTACTTTTACAGGCACTCCGTTAGCGCCTACAGCTTCGGCAGGCACTAGCACCACACAGATTGCTTCTACAGCCTTTGTTACCACGGCGGTAGCAGCCGCATTCCCCAGCGGTGGTATTATTATCTGGTCAGGCTCTTCTGCATCTATTCCTTCTGGTTGGGTATTGTGTAATGGTTCTAATTCAACACCAGACTTAAGAGACAAGTTTGTTGTTGGTGCTGGATCTACTTATGCTGTTGGCGCTACTGGCGGCTCTGCTAACGCTATTGTTGTAAGCCACACGCACACTGCTACAAGCACAGTTACAGACCCGCAACACCGTCACACCTCGCCTACAAATTCATTAACAGGGCCGGGAACTGGCGGTGGTGGTAGATATATTGCGGGAGATAGTGGTGGCGGTAACGTAAATACAACTTTAGTGTCAACAGGTATTACCGTTGCTACTACTAATAGCACAGAGGGTTCATCAGGAACTAACGCTAACCTGCCCCCGTACTATGCTCTTTGCTACATTATGAAGACATGATTACACATCATTTTTCAGATAACTTATACGCTAAGGAATGCTTGTTTCCTAAGGGTTCACAGATTGTTCAGCACAAGCATAAGCATGACCATCTGTCTATTCTTGCTAAGGGCAAGGTAAAAGTTGTAGTAGATGATGAAGTTTTTGATATTGAAGCACCACACTGTTTTAATATCAAAGCCGATAAACATCACGGTGTTTTAGCATTAGAAGACTGTGTTTGGTACTGCATTCATGCTACCAACGAAACAGATATTAACAACATTGATGAAGTTTTAATTAAGGAGTAGTACTATGCCAATTGTTACAGCGGCAATAATAGGAGGAGGGGCGGCGCTACTAGGCTCTTCTATGGCTGGAAGATCTGCAGAAAACGCAGCTAATACCTCAGCACAAGCGCAACTACAAGCAGCTAAAATAGCCGCTGAAGAACAAAGATTTAGACCAGTAGGAATAACTTCTAGGTTTGGACAGTCTCAGTTTGGCTTTGGGCCTGAAGGAAGATTAACAAGTGCTAGCTATACAGCATCTCCAGAGATACAAGCATTACAGGCGAGGCTATCGGCCCTTTATGGAACAAGTCTTGGGCAAGCAGAAAGAGCACCTGCAATCTCTGAGGGGTTGTTTGGCCTTGGTCAACAATACCTTGCACAGTCTCCAGAACAGGCTCGTCAGCAATACATTGCAGAACAACAAGCACTTCTTGATCCTATTCGTCAACAAGAAGAACAAAGATTAGCATCTTCTGTGTTTGGCAGAGGCCGTGCCGGTCTTAACATTGGCGCTCAAGGACAGCCTGAGTTGGCTGCATTGGCTAATGCACGCCGCACACAGGACCTGCAATTGGCTGCACAGGCAGAGCAAGCAGCGCAACAAAGAATTGGGTTTGGTGCTGGCTTGTTTGGTACTGGTATTGGCTTACAAACACAGTCATTGGCTCCGTTCCAACAACAGTTTGGTACTCAGCAGTTGCTTGAACAGGCCGCACTTCAGCCTTTGGACATCGGTGCTCAGTTGGGCGGCAGGACCGCTACTGCTGGGGCTAATGTTGGTCAGTCTCTGTTGACAGGTGGTTTAGGAGCAGCACAGACTCAGCTACAAGGTTCTTTAGTTGGCCCGTCATTAATGGCTCAGAATATTTCTGGTTTTGGTCAGCAGTATCTTCGTAATCAGCAGCAACAGCAAATGTTTAATCAGTTATACAACCCATATACAAGGGCCGGTTACTCTCCTGTTCCTTCAGGGTTTAATGACCCTTATTCAGCAAATGCAGGTGTTAACTTCACTGCTCCCGGCGTTTACGGTTAATTAAGGAATAAAAATGGCTATTACTTCATTATTTGGACCAACTCCGCAAGAACTGATTGCTGCTCAGGTAAAAGAGCAAGAGCAGATGGATATGCTGCGTAATCAGCAGATTGCTCAACAAGGGCGTGAGTTTGGTGTGTTTGCTCCGTTGTATCAGGCTGGCCTTAAGTTTGGTGATCTTGGTTCTAGAGCAATCACTAGAAGCCTATTTCCAGAAGTACAGAACCCACAACTACAGCAGGCACAAACAATTCAAAGTGTTATTCAGTCTTATCAAGGACAAAACTTAGGAGACCCTACTGTACTACAGAAAATTGCCTCTGATTTGTTTGCTGCTGGTGCTCCAGATGCTGGTATCAAAGCACTAGCCACTGCTAAAAGTTTGACTACAAAAGATGAGTTTGTTACTGGAAAGCCCGGAGAGACAATATTCAAAAAAGGCCCAGGAGGACAGTTAACAGAAGTTGTTAATATTCCAGGAAAGAAAACCGCAGAGAACTCATTAGATTTTGCTAGACAAACTATGTTTGAATTAGCAGTAAAAGACCCAGCAACGTTGACAAAAGAAGAGATAGCAAAATTAAATGTTGCAAGAGAAGTATTAAAACTTGCAAGTGCAGGAACAACTATTAATGTTGGTGATAAATCTGCTGATGTTGCTGCTGGAAAAATAGTTGGAGAAGCACAAGCAACAATTGATAATAAGTATTCAGCAATTACAAGCCTAAAGAGTGCTAGAGCTTTACTAGACAAAGGCATCTATGCTGGGCCATATGCCCCGCTTGCTCAAGGAGCAGCTAAATATTCTGGTGGTTTAATTGGGGACCGCAAGAAAGTTATTAACACTGAGACTTTCTTAAGTGAAATTGGAAATACAGTTATTCCAAGATTGCAAGAGTTTGGGGGTAACGACTCTGTAGAAGAATTAAAATATCTTCGTGATGTACAGGGCGGTAGAATTGACTTAGAACCAGAAACTCTTAGAAATATTTTAAACTCTGCTGAAAAGAAAATAAACCAAGGAATTGAAAGACTTAAATTGCAGTCACAAGCAATTGAAAAAGGAAAACCACTTCCGCTTGGGGAAGTTAAAGTTCCGAAAACACCGAAAACAACACAAAGAACTACTAAAAGCGGAATTAGTTACCAAATTATTGAGGATTAATTATGCCTACCTATGTAATTGGTGGAAAAAAGATTCAAACAGAAGCGCAGCTTAGTGACTCTCAAATAGAGGAAATAGCAAATTCCTTAGGCGTTACTAAAGAGCAGACTAGTGTTGCTGCACCATCTAGCGGGTTTCTAATGGGAATTAAAGATCCTATTAGTGCCGGCGCTCAACTATTGCCTAGAGGATTAGAGCAGGTTACTTCTCTTGGTGGATTAGCACCAAACCCAGTAAGTCGTTTTTTTGGTTCTGAAGCGCAACGAGTTGATGAGATGGTTAGAGCAGAAGAAGCCGCTTATCAACAACAAAGAGCAGCGCAAGGGGAAACAGGCTTTGACATCGGTCGTTTAGGCGGAAATATTGTAAATCCTGCAAATATTGCAGTTGGTGTAAGAGCCGCACAGGCAGGAAGAGCCGCTGGGCTTACTAAAGTAGGGGCTGGCGCATCCGCTGGAGCAGCTACTGGGGCATTACAACCAGTAGTTGGAGAAGAGTTTGCCGGTGAAAAAGCATCTCAAATTGGTCTAGGCGCTGTTAGTGGCGCTGTTGGTGAAAAGGTCGCTGCCGGTGTTGGAAGGGTGGCAAAACCTTTGGTATCTAAAGCAGAGCAGACAATGCGTGACTTAGGTATTGTGCCTACGCCAGGACAGGTATTAGGTGGTCGTTTTAAGTCCGCTGAAGAATTTGCACAGAACCTTCCTTTAGTTGGTAGTCAGATTGAAAACGCACGGCAAAAGACAATTTTTAATTTCAACAAAGGCGTTATTAACAAGGCATTAAATAAGGTTGGAACAAGCCTACCAGATGATGTCGTTGGTCGAGATGCTGTTGCTTTTGCCACCGATGAAGTATCTAAGAAGTATGATGATGTTTTGGCTAAGATGTCATTTAAGTTAGATTTTAAGACCACTAGCGACATTCTTGGATCACTCAGTAAATCCAATTTACCATCTCCAGGACAGAGAGAAACTGTGCAAGAGGTTGTAAACAATATTATGTTAAGTAAATTTCCTGCTAATAGTAAGATAACAGGAGACAATATTAAAGTAATAGAATCTGATTTACGAAAAGAGGCTCTTAATTATCTTAATAGTGCGTCTGCTAGCGATAGGCAAATTGGAGAGGCGCTACAGGGTGTTCTTGGTGTATTTAAAAAAGAAATTGGCTACCAGAATCCAAAACTTACACCTGAACTTCGTAGAGTTGATAGTGCCTTTGGCGATTTGGCAATTATGAAAATTGCTGCTGCAAACTCTGGGGCAGAAAATGGGGTGTTTTCTCCAAAACAATATCAAGTAGCTGTGAGGCAAGCAGACCTAAGCCGTAAAAAGGCAAGGTTTGCAGAAGGCAGAGCAAGGGGTCAAATTGATGCAGACGCTGCTTTAAAGATTCTTGGAGAAGATGCAAAGTCTACTTTGGAAGGCCGTTTAGCAGCGCAGGTTGGAGGCGGTATAACTGTTTTATCTAATCCGGCTATTGGTGTGCCTACGGCGTTGGGAATAT